GTGACAAGCGTAGACTTAACGGCAAGGTCGTAGAGATCCGCGATAATGGTTTGGTCACTATCAAACTTGGTGGAACCAAAGACCAATACCGTTCATTCTACACTGACAAGGTGCAGCGTATCCACCAACGTAAACGTGCTATATTCTGTCTTGGAGCGTGATAATGATCTTAGATGAAATACCAAACCCAGATGCAGAAATATTAGTTTCGGCAGGTGATGCAGCACAAGAGGGGGCAAGGCTTATTGCATACCTACCTTTCAATCGTGAAGGGCCTGATCTTGAGGAAGGCTTTGTGCTTAATGTGTTTAAGGTCTATCAATCTTTACAGAAAGCATATGGTGACTGGCCCTATGAATATATCAACATTGAAGTGAGGTTCAACCATGACTATATCAATATTTAAGGGCGTGACATGATTGGTCTTGAGTGTTTAGCAGTTGCGGTTTTCTTCGAGAGCCGCAGCCAACCCATCGAAGGACAGTATGCTGTTGCTGAGGTGGTGATGAACCGTGTGGAGAGTGACAGGTGGCCTAATACTATCTGTGATGTTGTCTTCCAAGATAAACAATTCTCGTTCACACATGATGGAGCGTCAGATCACATACACAAGTACACTGACAACCCAATTGACTGGAGAGCCGCTGTAGTGGCCCGTACAGTAGCCTTAGACGTTTTTGGCAGGGGAGATACCTCAATCACCTCTACCCACTACCACAACCTCTCTGTGTCGCCCTCATGGGCAAAGGAGTATCTAAAGGATGGCAGAATTGGAGACCACATATTCTATACCGCCCCAGATGGAAAATGAGTTGATCAGGATGGGGATACTCCCCGCAACGCAATTAGAGGAACTGGAGAGAGTGTGTCCAAGGGATAGATGGGCGCACCTACCTAGTAACCCCTACGATGAAAATGGAGAGATAATATTCTAATGATTAAAGCAACTCTGATGGACTACATGGGCAGTGATATTACTGTCGTTAATGCTGCAAGGGTATCCTTCGGCAAGAAGTCTAGTAATACCTACACAACAGATAAGGATGATAATCTGATCAGGTATCTGGCAGAGCATAAGCATACATCTCCCTTCGGGCATTGCTTTGCCAGTTTTCACGTAAAAGCTCCCATCTTTGTGGCTAGACAGTTGGTGAAGCATAAGTTCCTACGTTGGAATGAGATCAGCCGTAGGTATGTAGACAGTGAACCTGAGTTCTATGAACCTAAGACATGGCGTGGACGTGCCAAAGATAAGAAGCAGGGCAGCGAGGGTGTTGTTGACGTAGGTGATTGGGGCGATACAAACTGGGCCTGTCTCATTGCCTACAACGATTTACTAAAGCATGGCGTATGCCCAGAGCAAGCACGTATGGTGCTGCCACAGAGCATGATGACTGAGTGGTATTGGTCAGGTTCACTTGATGCCTTTGCTGATATGTGTAATCTGCGTTGTGCTTTTGATACACAGGCAGAGACAAGATTTGTTGCTACACAGATCAGTGATAGTATGCGTAGGTTATTTCCCGTATCGTGGGAAGCATTAAGGATGTATGTAAAATGACAGGTATAATAGGTGTAGAAACAGTAAAAGAAAATGAAGATGGTAGTGCCGACTATGTGTTTCATTTTGATGCACATGCGCGTGGGCTTCTGGCAGAGGAAGGTTTGAAGTTGGTGCTTTACTGTGCAGCAGCCAAGCTCGACATGGGTGTAGTGTATGACTTCATTGAGGATCATATCAGGTATAATAAGGATGAGGAGCCAGACAAAAAGTTTGACGAATACGGAAACTATGGTGAGAACAATCCACCAGTATCTTCTGAAGGGACATGGGATAATCAAGATAAGTCGGAGAATCTTACATGACAGGTAAATATAGTTTTGGTATCCCCCTCAAGGAAATAAGACCTATGACCAAAGAGGAGCGACAGAGAGCCAAAGTAAAAGAATCGTATAATACGATTGGTCTCAATCTTTGTGTAAGTTGTGGGTGTCCTACTCCAAACACATGGTGCGAGTTTTGCTTAGAGGAAGAGTAATGACAGAGCAAGAAATACTAAAAATGTGCAGAAATCTGGCAAAAAAGTACAAAAACAGGCAAGAATACGATGATTTGGTGTCTGAGGGGGTTCTTAAATGCCTTGAATTGTTGTCAGAGGGTAAGTCAGATAAAGCACTTCTGAAGTCTCATGCTAAGGCTACAATGAATGACTATTACAACAGAAAAAGAAAGGTTGTGGCTATACCTAATTCACACGATGCAAAGTCTATGTCTGTTGATCAAAGCACAAACAGTTGGACTGCTATGGCACTACAAAAAGCATTGTACACCCCCTCAGTGGAAATTAGAGAGGAAATGGCATTAGGGGAATCACCAGAGGCAATTCTGGAACGTAAACAATTCATCAGGCATGTCTTTATGACTGCGTTTAATTGTCTTACTCACGACGAGTGGACAATTATTCGTATGCGATATTGGGATGGTATGACACAAGATGCTGTAGGTAAAGAAATGTGCCACAACCAAAAGTGGGTATCTCGTAGGGAAAAGTCAGCACTTGAAAAAATCTGTAACAATTTGTGATGTCTAAAATGTTGCAGATAGCACTTATGTATATACGTAAGTTTTAATAATTATGATGATAATAAAACGTGAGTATAAACTATGGAAGAGATAAAACATCAACCATGTCCCTATGTTGCTTGCCAAAGTAGTGACGCATTTTGTTACAACACTGGTGGTTATGGTAAGTGTCACTCTTGTGGTAGGGCGTACCCATCTAAAGATGAAATGTTCGAGTGGGCGAAAGAGGCTTATCCAACAAAATATGCGGAGACTGTAGTGGAAATAAGGAAACCTGACCCCTCTAATGGAAAATATGTACCTATGAGGGGTATCACAAAAGATACCATGCAGGATTTCAACGTCCTGACATATGACGACAAACAAGAATACATATACCCTTCTGGGGGAATTAAGGTACGCTGTATTGCTGACAAGAAGTTCTACACCAAAGAGGGATTTAAGGGTGACGAACTGTTTGGTATGAATATGTTTACTGCAGGTTGTTCTAAGACTGTCACAATCACAGAGGGCGAACTAGATGCACTGTCAGTAGCACAAATGCTCAAAAGCCAGTACATCAATCCTGTTGTGTCGTTGCCCTCTGCTACCCCTTCCAAGAAAATGTGGGAGAATTGTGCAGACTGGTTAAACAGTTTTGAGCGTATTGTATTATCTGTTGATAATGATGAAGCAGGTAATGCTGTAGCTGATCGTGTGGCACGTCTATTCCCTAACAAGGTGTATCGTGTACCACATGAAAAATATAAAGACGCTAATGACTTTCTGCAGAACAATGCCATACAGGAGTTCAAGTCTGCTTGGTTCAAGCCTCGAAAGCATACACCAGAGAATATCTTAAACAGCACAGAACAATTCTTGTCGCTGTATCGGGATACTCCAGAACATCAGTATGTACCCACAGGAATACAGGCACTTGATGACAAGATCCTTGGTTTGATGCAGGGACACTTCACTGTGATCAAGGCTCCCACAGGAATTGGTAAGACAGAGATCATGCGCTATCTTGAATATAATATGCTAGAGCGTGGTATACCTATTGCAGCATGGCATCTGGAAGAAACAAAGCTGCGTAGTCTTCTTGGTCTTGTGTCGTATCATATCAAAGACAATCTCACACGCAGAGACCTGATCGAAGAGAAAGATGCAGAGGATCTTGTTGTTACCGCTATCGAAGAACTGACCAAAGACGAGAAGTTCTATCAGTTTTATTTACCAGATGGTCAAGGCGCTGATGAACTGTGTGATCAGATACGCTTCTTTAGCCAAGCCTGTGATTGTAAGTTTGTATTCTTTGAACCAATACAGGACGTGGTGGCAGGTACATCAGAAGAGAGCAAAGAGGCTATGCTTGCAGATCTGTCTATTAGATTGTCGAAGTTAGCTGCAGAGTTAAACGTGGGGATCGTCACAATCGCCCATACCAATGAAAACGGAGACCCAAAGTATTGTAAGATGATTGGTCAACGTGCCTCTGTTATCATTGACCTACAGCGTGACAAAGAGTCAGAAGATTATGATGAACGTAACACCACATATATCAGCGTACAAAAAAACCGCCCCTGCAGCGAAGAGGGACGGGCTGGAAAGATGAAGTTTGACTCAGATAGTTTTACATTGAGAGAGGTAATATAGTGCAATATGATCTCTTTAAAGATATAGAGGAAGAGTTGACACCCTCTGATACACTTATTTGCTCTAAGTGCGGCGAGGAAAAACCACTATCAGAATATTACTTTCACCCTACCTATACTAACAACTCCTTCAAGTATTGTAAGGCTTGCCACAAAGAGAAGAGTTTGACTAGATACTACTTAAAAAAAACAGCACCACCATATTTGGGAACATGCAACTGTTGTGGTAAAAAGACAGAATCACCACATTTAGATCACGATCACAAAACTAAGAAATTCAGGGGTTGGTTATGTAGGGTTTGCAACACTGGTCTAGGGAACTTCGATGATAATATTGAAGGTTTAGAAATGGCTATAAAATATTTAAGGAAACACGATGCCAGTCTTTGATATAGAAACAGATGGACTAAATAGCACCAAGATACACGTATTGTCTTGGGCTGATGATAATGGTGATGTACAGCATACCCATGACTATGAGGCTATGCGTATATTCTTTACAGAAGCAAAGGTTTTGATCGGTCACAACATTGTGAGGTTCGACATCCCTGCAGTGGAAAAGGTATTAGGGATAGAGGTCAAAGCTACATTGATCGACACGTTAGCGTTATCATGGTACATCAACCATCATCGTAGTAAACATGGCTTGGAAAGCTATGGTGAGGACTACGGTGTACCAAAACCAAAGATTAGTGATTGGGAAAACCTTACCAAAGAAGAGTATGCACATAGATGCAATGAGGACGTTAAGATCAACATGCGTCTGTGGCGTGACCTTGAAATCAAACTGAACAAGTTGTATTGCGACAAACCAACTGAGGGTCCAACAGCAGATGAATTGATAAACTACCTAACCTTCAAGATGAAGTGCGCTGCAAAGCAAGAGGCCCTACAGTGGAAATTAGACGTAGATAGGGCGCAGGGATACCTGACTGATTGGGAACAACAGAAAGAAGAGAAGACTGAGGCACTGGCTAAGGCCATGCCAGAGCGTATCCTGACTGCAATGAGAACCCAACCAAAGGTAATGTACAAGAAGGATGGCAGTCTGTCCAGTCATGGTGAGCGGTGGATAGAGTTGTGTAAGATAAACCGTATGCCATACACCACCAAATCTATGGTTGTTGAAGTAGGCAGAGAGCAAGGAAACCCTAACTCTTCTGATCAGGTAAAGATGTGGTTGTTTGACCTTGGTTGGCAACCCCGCACATATAAATTTGTTAGAGAGGATGATGGGAGTGAACGCAAAATCCCACAGATAAGAAAGGACGGTGAGCTTTGTGAAAGTGTCTTGGAGTTGGCTGATAAAGAGCCTAGCATTACTATTTTGGACGGTCTGTCTGTTCTTACTCATAGAATTGGTTTACTCAAAGGAATGTTGGTATCCCAACGTGACGGATACGTACAGGCCACTGTCGCAGGTTTTACGAACACACTACGATTTAGACATGCGAAACCTTTGGTAAACTTACCTTCTGTCGATAGACCACTTGGTAAAGAAATCAGGAGTTGCCTAACATCCCCTGATGGTTATGTGTTGTGTGGTGCAGATATGACATCCCTAGAGGATACAACAAAGCGCCATTATATGAAGCCACACGACCCAGATTATGTTGCAGAAATGAGTAAGGAAGGGTTTGATCCTCACCTTGACTTGGCTAAACATGCTGGTATTGTTACGCAAGAAGATATCGACAAGCACAATTCTGGTGAACGAAGTCTAAAAGCCCTACGTAAAAACTACAAGGTAGTAAACTACTCTGCCACATATGGCGTAGGAGCGCCTAAGCTGGCGCGTGAGACAGGTATGAGTAAGAAGGATGCCCAGAAGCTACTAGATG